GGAGTTCTGTAACTGTACGCTCTAACACAACCAAAGGGTCTCCCATAGACCCAACCACCTAAAACAATGCCATCCGATTCCTATACCTTGATTATTTCAGATGCTGGCGTCAGCACGCCCTCTACAGGTTCCGTTACAAATACGTCTGTGGCAGCCAACGCGGCAATCGCGTTTAGCAAGTTGGCAACCTTGACCAGCGGGAACATTCTTGTAGGCAATAGCTCGAACGCAGCCGCGTCAGTTGCAGTTACTGGTGACGTTGCAGTATCCAATACGGGCGTAATGACCATCGCCAATGATGCAACAACCTTCGCCAAGATGCAAAACGTCTCAGGCTACTCCATCTTAGGCAAGCCAACTTCAGGTTCTGGTGACGTTGCTGAGGTCAGTTCATCTTCCTTTATGTTGGAAGCTTCCACTGGATTTTTGAGACAAGCGGATGCAACATCTGCACGATCCGCATTGGGTATAGCTGACGCCGCGACAGGCAACGCGCTGCTCTCTGGTGGTGTAGCTACAGCGCCAGTTTATGGGAAGGTAGGGCTTACAACTCACGTCTCAGGCACTTTACCAGTGGCGAACGGCGGCACTGGCGTAACGACTTCAACGGGAAGTGGCGCTAATGTGTTAGCTACATCTCCGACTTTAGCCACACCTACTTTAGTCACACCTATCTTGGGCACACCAACTTCTGGCACGCTTACAAGTTGCACTGGTTTGCCTTTAACCACTGGCGTAACTGGAACATTGCTAGTAGCTAATGGCGGCACTGGCGTAACGACTTCGACTGGAAGCGGCGCTAATGCGCTGGCGACTTCCCCAACTTTAGTCACACCTATCTTGGGCACACCAACTTCTGGCACGCTTACAAGTTGCACTGGTTTGCCCCTAACTACTGGTGTTACTGGAACTCTACCCGTCACCAATGGTGGAACGGGTGTCGCGGCCTCAGCATATGGCCAGACGGGCAGCCAGACCGCAGGAACATCAACAGCATACACTACTACTTATGCTAAGCTAGTCCTCACTACGAGTCTAGACGCAGCGGCTCAATTCGATGCTAACGGTGTAAATAATCGTCTGCGCTATACAGGCTCCGCGACCCGTAGGTTCTTGGTATTTGCCAGCATGGATATGTTTACAGCTACTGATGGCGCACAGTTCACTATTAGGATCGCAAAGAACGGAACAACGATTGAAGCTACGCAGTGTAATGCGGCAGCAGCAGTCAAAGCGGGTTCTGGCATTGCCAAGTTGGTGTGTTCTTGGATCATCGAGTTCGCTACAAACGACTACGTTGAGCTTTTTGTGGCTTCCGTGGGGGGCAGTGAAACTGGAACCCCGCAACGTATGCGCCTAATCGCAACCCCCGTATTCTAATATGCCAATCTCACCGCTACCACAAGCACCATTTAGGCAGGATCGGAGAACATTCCCGACTCCTCTGATTGGTGACGTGTTATTCAGCGAAATCCGTGACTGCAACCGCATCCTGATTCCCGAATACGGAACCCCGCATCCTGATACAGTAAAGTGGCCACATCACAAACTTGTCTACGTCAAGCCCGTTGATATAGAACGCAATGAAATATTTGAGTTCTTTTACGCAGCAGACCGCGAGAATCAAGATTTATACAACTGGACATCAGACATAGCTAACATCGCTGATATGCGCTTTGATACCGTCAAACGGATCTATGTATTCAGACGTGATGACTATAATCCTGAGGAGCTTCAAATGGGTGATCCCATGCCGAACATCCCTGTGAACAGATTTCCTGATCCAGTGACAGCAGATGGCGATGAGACAACAAATGACGATGATCCTCCATCCTACGCGAATCATGTTTTAGCTTATAGGAATCAGCTTAACTCAAGTGATGAGGTTCTGAATTCAATCTTCATTGTAGAGGAAAGGGTCTATGTTAAGCGTTGTTCGATCACTACGATTCAGACGGAAGACTTCTTTGGTATTGGGGGAAGCAAGGTTGATAGATGGTATTACAGGGGCGAGGTCGTGGACGGATCAGCAGTTGAAGTTCACTTTGCCGATCCTAATAGCTCTTACTGGGGCTGGCAGGCTGATGGGACTCAGCGAGATGGTTTACAGATTTCAGAGAACTGGTTTATCATTTCTATCATTAGTTCGATTGTAGATGCCATTGATGAATATGTTTTCTCGTATCCAACACTGACTAACGTCAACCTCCCTCGAAGACTGATAGACACCCAGTTGACATTCAACGTGAATAGTGGGATTGGGGATCAGGATTCATGGGGGTGGGATGCCGCAGCGGGGGCCCTACCGCTGTCTTCATCACTAGGTCTAACCGATTCATGCTCATCAAGTGTCTCTATATCCCCAGAAGTGGGTCTGACTTTTCAAGACCCTGACGGGAGCTATACACTCGGTATGGTATATTCATTTTTCCTCCCGCAGCCAGTGACGATGGCAGACATTATTGCTAGGGTCAGCACGTTACACGGGTCGTCCGTAAGTGTTTACACCCCTGCGACAACCGCCACCGCAGTCATGACCTTGGTAAGCGCGAGTGCCAGCGTAAGGTGCTCCGCCACAGCGTCTCAAGGGCAGAGTTTCGAAGAAGAAAGAAGTTCGGCTAGACAGGAAAAATCAACAAGCTCAGATAAATCCGTAGGTCAACAAACACAGTTTATTCAGGTGTCAGGATTCGTAGGGGATTTAGACCTTAACGCGTCTCAATCGGCGGAGGTGGAGGCTACAGCGTCCATGATTATAAATGGGACTGGCCTAGCGACGGGATACACTACCTCGGCTTTTATCACGGACAGTGCATCAGCGACGGCATCCGTCACAACATCTAGTGGGGGCAACTCAGAGGGTAGCTCGGATGGAGCTTTCATCACTAAAATTAACGTGGAGCATTACCGCTTCCAGAGAGCTAAAGTATTTATCGAAGTTGTAGACTTATAAAATTATGGGTGACGAAACTAAAATGGCTCCAGTCAAGACGTCCCTGATGGATGCCTCAGACGTTAAATGGGAGAGGATGATGGCAAAACGCAATGAGCCGAAGGTTGACCCAGCTAAAGACCTTGGAGAATTTACCGCCAAGTCAGACGCCCAAGGCAAAGAGGCAAATGTGGCAATGAGGAAGAAGGGCATCGACGGTAAAATCATAGTATTTACCGACCCAGTAAAGAGCGAAGCGGGGATGCCCCCAATCCTCAAGGGACAGATACCGAAGCACAGAGATGAGGCAAATGCTGATAGCGAGGTAATAGATTACGATTGGAAGATCGTTGCATCAGGAGATGCGCGGAACCCCGCATGGACTGTCGGGGAAGGAAAAGTGTATTATCTCAACGATGCCACCGAAGCTACGGTATTAAGCACATCTGTAGAGGGGGAGGCTGGGGGGATTTACCTACATATAACCCGAAATCCTGCGTCGAGAGCAGTCACAGCACAAACCGTGGAGCTATACGTCGAGACTCCGTTCACTGGCGAGTCAGACCAATATTTCCTACTAGGAAACGTGGGGGGTAGCCCCGTCATCATCCAGAGGCAGTTCACCCCCATCCGTGTCTACGAAGACCTTTTCATAATCAATGGAGAATTTAAACTTGGCAGCATTGCAATGTTAGCCGATAACCTATACACACCACCAGCATGAGCATTCAAGCAAACATCAACCTACTTCATTTTCCGAGCGGCACTTCAGTCAGCGGAGGGGGGAGACGCACCCCTAATGAGGGCTCATTTGCTACTAATGCAGTGAGCTTAACAACTGCTTCAGAAGTTGTCCCTAAAGGTGACATCATCACTCCACGGTATGTAGCAATCAAAAATTACGAAGGTGATGACGCGCTCATCTCACTTGATGGTGGCAGCACATGGCCCTTCCGCTTGTCTCCAGATAATGATGTCTTGCTTCTCCGTTTAAATCTTGAGGATTACCGCGAGATTAGCACTTTCGTTTGTGAAGCAGACACAGCAGGGAGCCTATCTGGAGAACACCTTGAGATCTATGATCATGTTGGCGAGGTTTGGCCTTGGTTCAATATCACCGATTTTACATCTGTGAAAGAGATCAGCACAATTACAACGGTTGCAGACGTAGCCGCGTCGCTTGATGCAAAATACTTTGTTATCTCCGATAATGTAGGAACAGTTGGAGTGTGGTTCGATGTCGATAATAATGGAACAACAATTCCCAGCGGCGCGTCCGCTTGCGCTCGCTCAATCGAAGTCACTACCATTGTCACGGGTGACAGTGCAAATACCGTAGCCACTAAGGTTGCAGCAGTGCTAGAGGCAGACTCCAAATTTGTAGCCACCGCAGCGACAAACATCGTGACTGTGACAGACGCAAACTATGGCGCAAGGACAAACCTCACCGCAGGCGATTCTGGATTTACTATGGCAGTGACAACGCAGGGAGTATCGGGGATTAACCCAAGCACCGCTCCTGCCGTCACCACTGAGCGACTCATTCAGGTGGACATCACTGTAGGAAGCACCGCAGTTCAGGTTGCAGTGGCACTCGCCGCAGCGATGGACGCAGATGCAGAGTTTATTGCCGCAGTGCCTACCACCTCAACCGCAGTCATTACTGACCAGAACTCAGGCGCGAGGGCAGCGGCTACCGCAGGTGACACAGGCTGGGCATCTGTTACCTCAGGAAACCAAGGGACAGACTTCTACGACGTTGAAATCAAATCAGTAGGCACTAGCCAAGTGGTGACTGCGGTATGCCCCAACTAAGATATGGCTCAAGGAGTTTACACACGGGAAAATCGCGTTCAGTTCGTCAAAGGTTGGCTAACTGGCGGAACAGATCCAGCCGACGGCAGCGTGGAGTGTGGCGATGGGACGGCATTTCCAATGGAGGTGACGCTCGATCAAGTTGCTGAGATATTTTATCGCGTCAAAGATGCTTGGTTCACAGGAGGCAGTGCATCATGGAAATACTTAGGATTTGCTCAAACGATAAACGCAGCAACAGATGCACCAGCAAATCGGCGGCTTGATGTAAGCGCGTCAACCTACCAGCAGCGCGGTTATTGCAAGCTCGGCGGCGACGATTACAACGGAGCGACATACGACGCAGGCATCGGTAACAATTACAGCGACATTGCAGACAACGAAAACGGAATGTGGCGCGACGCGTGGAATGATCCAGATCATGTCGACGCCTTTTCATATGAACAAAATGATCCGAACAGCATCCAAGGAGGAGATCCTGAATGGTGGGGCGATACTGGTCTAGGAGTCTACGCAACAGTCTTTCGAGGCAAGCGAGTTGCAGTCGTCAAACTCGATCCAGCAGATGGGCTTTACGCGGCAACGAACAAGTTCTATCTGGAGATTGAGATGTATTGGTTCGATTATGGAGTCGTTCCGTTTGGAGGCAGCACCAACATTTACAACTCTGAGGGCGGATTCGGTGATTTCAGCTCTCGAGCAGTTTTTATTTCAAACTACATTTTGAGACTTGCAACTGGTGACGCAACTTGTCCTGTCTACTTCGATGCGCTTGGATCAACTGACGAGACTGGAACCGATTTCATCCATGAGCCGCAGGTCTGGTGGCCATATGCCAAGGACAATCCAGCCGTGCCTGTTTGGGATACTGATAAGGGCATAAAGTTGTAGACAATACAACTTTCTTGGAGTAAACACACAACAGCTAACTGAAAAAGTTATTCGACAAACACATTAAAACTTATGGAAAGTACTAAAAAACAGATGAATCACCTAAAGAAGTCATTATAAATGAGCTACGCGTATGGTTGACCAGATTGGATCTAGCGTCACAACCGACTAAGGTTGCCCTACAGATATCACAAAATATCGAGCCTCAGACCGACACACTCAATCGAGTGTTTAATATTACCGTTAGCAGAAATTTAGAGAGGCTAGTTGAAGCCAAGCCTGTCGAAATAATTGAAAATACGGATTAACCACACGATGAGGCTAACCCAGCACTGACAATACGTTTGGCTTGTCAACTGGTAAATTAGTGGTATAGTCGCGTAACTAATAACTAACCAATAAGACACCCGACCGATGGAACCCGTACTCGTAAAACCAAAGACCACCCCCGATCAAGTGGCAAAAATGATGAACACTGAATACGGGGAGGACGAACCTACTGGTCTTGAACTTGAAGCCTATAAGGTAATCAGGCGTCATGAGGGTTTCAAGGATAAAGTTTATACGGACACTAAGGGAAATAAGACAATTGGAATTGGCACACTTATTGGGGATGGGTCAGAAGAGGCTTATAAAAAGAGCCCGTATTTCAATAAGACGATTGACGAAGATCAAGCAGCCGAAATCGCTAAAGAAGCTATTAAGGAAAAAATTGCAACGTCTGAAAAGCTGCTCGGTAAAGATTATCTATATTCCCTATCTCCTGAGCTACAAGCACAGATCGTTAGCAGCGTCTATCGCGGCGGGTTTAGTGGATCACCAAATGCCCAGCGCCTGTTGAAGGCGGGTAAATTTGAAGAAGCTGCTAAGGAGTATTTAGATAACGAAGAATACCGCCAAGCAAAGGCAGTAAAGTCAGGCGTCGCTAAACGCATGGAAGAAACTGCCGCAATCATGGCAGCTGAAGCTAAACGCGGGTTTGAGGGCGCTGTTGAGGATCGTTTAAAACAACAAACTAAAAGATAAATTATTATGCCCGCACTTACCGTAGCTCAGCTTCAACCAATTTTAGGTTCTTACACTGAACCAGCAGCGGATTTTTCTGCGGCTCTCGCACAAGTCTTACCACGCCTTTACGCATTAGGTATGTGGCGTGATCTTGTATATCAAGTTTCGATGCGTTCTGAAAATGGAATCGTGAGTCTTCCCGAAGGTTCTGAGTCGATTATCTCATGCACCATTGACGACAAACCTCAACCCGTCCGAAGTCTGTGGCACGATATTCGTATTGTGGGTCGCCAAGCAGAGACCAGTCCTTATTTTGGAATGGTCGATGACGGTTTGCATCCCACATTCCGCCTCTTGCCAGACGATCTTACGGAACTTTTTGTTGTCCCATCTACTGAGAATGTTGTTGGAGATGCCTTCGACCCTGATTCAGGCGAGTCGATCACGATTCGGGCATCTGATGGAATTCAAATGTATCAGGTTACTGCTTCGGATGGGTCACCAAACTTTACATTTCCTGAGCCAATTACTTTCATCGAATCTATTACTTACAATGGACTTATCGAAAAGTTCGACATCCGTTCTGAAGCAGCTACTGTTAATACTACACTTGCTACCGTCGGTAAAGGTAATGGGACAACTCGCTATCGCCGCTTTAGAGTGGGTGATCCAGCACAGTCTGCGGTTACCGCACACATGCTAGTTAAACGGTCATGCCCGACGATTTTAACTGAAGACACTATTATCCATCTTGGAAACATCAACGCGCTCAAGCACGGTCTTTTGGGTCGCATTGCAGAAGACGGTGCTGATATTGAGCGTGCCAATTACCATTGGCAGATTTGCACTCAGCTTCTTGATTCTGAATTAGATGCCTTTAGAGGTGCTGCTAAACCAATGCTTCAGATTAATCCATATGGTGCGAGTGAAGCACCATTTAACATGCTATAATGAAATTTCCTAAAACAATCGCTATTGCGGGACACAATGTCAAGTTACGTTTTGTAAAGCTGAACGATTGCTACGGGCAGTATGAGCATGATCGAAAAGTTATTGAAATCGACAAAGCTGCCCACGGCAACACGGTAAGTGTTCTGGAAACTATTCGCCATGAAATGATGGAGGCATCTCTCTTGCTATCTGGTGTTGGGTTTTCAGAAAAGTATGATCAAGAAATTGTTGTGAGATGTATGGAAGAAATATTTTTTCCTGCATGGGACCGCTTCTGCAAACGAATCTATGCCGAAAAATAATTCTACAAGTAAGTCAAAAATAATTGAGGTTATTCCGACGGCGGAAGATCTAAAAGAAGCATCTGATAGGGCAGCACAATTGGGCGTATTGCCCAATTCGTTTACGGGCGGTCGTGGCAGAATGACTGGCTTCTTAGGTGAAGTTGCTTTTGAGAGATACTATAAGGAGTGTGGGTATGTAGGAGATTCTTCTTTTACGCACGACTATACGCTAAACGACTGGAAAATTGAAGTTAAATCGAAGACATGCTCATCGAAACCAAAACTGGAATACACTGTGTCAGTTAACGGCGCGGATAATAAAGAATGGTTTAATGATATTTTTTTCTTCACAAGAGTAAATTCATCTTATTCTCGCGTCTGGCTTCTCGGCTGGATGAAGCGTGAGAATTTCCTTCGCAGGGCTGAATACAAAAAAGCAGGTGAATCCGATTCTGACGGATTCACCTACCGATCTGCGGGGTATCACTTACCTATTAAGCTATTACGTCGTCCAGATTCTTTTCTTGACTCATTGTAATATCGTATTTTGAACTGAGATCGATCTCCCAGATCTTACCACCACCTTGACCATCAGAACGAACGGGTCTAACGTGAGGGTTGTTCTTGCCAGCTTCTTCCATAGTTGACATACCACGGCGAACAAATTCCAAGTTAGCGCTCATGCCGACATTACGACCGTTATTAAACTCATGGAGTGAAACTTGGAACTCAGTAAGAGTCCCGCTCCAATGAGTTTTGTCAGGTGTGTATTCGCGAGCGCGCTTAGCAAAGAACTCGACAAGCTCAGCAACAGACGAGCGGCTGGAATTGTCATAAGCGGCTGACGCAATAGTCTCGTCGATATAGCTCTTAATTCCAAAACGCCCGAACTCTTCTATGGCTTTTGGTACTTTCCAATCCAACAGCCATTTTGCGAAGTGGGGCAGCTCCTGCTCGATTGTTTTCTCTAACTGCGAATTGCGGGGGAATTTACTTGTTGCAGTATCAGAAATGCGCAGTGCCATGAGCTTATCGCGGTTGCTGCTGTCAAGAGCGGGTATAACCGACAAGCTGTTCGCGTCCATGTTAAGCGAGAAGATTACTCGCCCCGTCCACGGAATCGAAAGCGCATCAGCATACTTCGCCATATATTCAACACGTGGGTTAGCCACAGAACGCTTGATCAATTCGGTAGCCTTGCGTTGATCCTGAAAGGAAGCCGCCGACGTCGTATCGTCGATAACCCATGCTGCCACACGACCCAAGTCTTTGTTGAACTTAGTCTGACCACTTAAGTAATCGCTGGCGTCAGCGTATCCGCCGACTAACCCACTGATCACTCGGTTAGATAATAATGACTTACCTTTGTTTGTGGGACCAACTAGCAGAAGCGCGTGACCTTGGACGAACTCGCGCTCATAGACTGCTTTATAGAAACGCTGAAGCCATGCGAAGAAGTATTCAACAGTAGTATTAGTGCGTGACGGATCATCGACAAATAACTGGTTCAACCAACCGTGTATGAATGGCCACTTCAAAATATCCCCGTCAACGTCTGGCTCGATTGGTTTTATATTTGCGCAGTTGAGAATGCGATTCCCATTGCTGACAACAATTCGGTCTTTGCTAAAGACGACAGGAGCAATCTCATCGATGCGATTCTGATTCGATATCGTCAGAATAGCTGCTTCAACTTCCGAAAGAGGTTGTCCTTTCTTCTGTTTGATTGAGAACCCGCTCTGGCGTAGTTCAAGAACAAGCTGCTCGCGCGGTATCGTGACAGCTGATTCGAACAGTAGCTTGAAGAACGAACGCCCATTGAACCAGTATTCGCCAAGTAGATTGCCCATCTTCTTCTGCTCGAAGGCTTTTACGAATGAGCCGCCGAGAATATCTCCCCAGCTCATGAAGCCTTGAGAAGCACGGTCGCTGTAACAGATAATCCCGTCTTCCACGACTTGGCACCCATCACGGTTAATACCGTCATCAATCCAGAATAGTGGACCACGTGAGCCGATCTCGAAATCTCCAACCCAACGGTTAGGGAATCGAGCTTCAACTTCTGCTGCGACAATATCGATTGGGATCGACGTATCGTTGGATTGTGGTGGCGCATCTCCAGCAGCCTTAGTAAGAGCCGTCTGCACGGCGATGTCGGAGAGTATGCCCCCAACACTTGTCCAGTCATCGCCCAGTTCGAAATATTGATTCGCCTTGATCGAAGTGCTATCAAAGCCAGCGAATAAACGCTCTAGCTTGAGCGTCGTCTTGATATGCTTCATGAAGCTGTCAAACATTGCGGGCGCAATCGGCATTGGATTTTCAAATTCCCAGATAAGACGCATGTATCCTGATTGGGTTTTCGTTCTCCATGTTGGGGGATTCATGCCACACTTAGAAGCGATATCACTATCAATGCTACCCCAGTTTACTGGTGCATCATAGTCAGCGATGACTCCGTAGATCTTGTTTGGGGGGTTGTCGTTTGAGACACGCTTTGATGGAGCGCTTCCTTCGACCGCGCTATAGAAAACGTGGTCTGTCCCAGCGTCTGCACACCAAGCTCGATAAGCTGCCTTGTTAGCGAAGGCTGGCTTAGGCTTGCTAATGGTGTTTAGCGCTGCGGTTTTTATGGCGCGGTTGTCGCGCAGGTTCTTAATGTATCGGTATGTCATTTGTATGATTGGTTTATTTTTCGTAGATTGAGATGATGCTTCCTTCGGCGGAAACTGGAATGTCTGAAATCCATTCAGGTGGAGTGGACATGATCTCGATAATGCGTGTCAATGCGTCCTCTGCTTCAGATTCATCGACTTCAATGACTACTTCGTCGTGGACGTGGAAGATGATCTTAAACCCAGAATCATGAATCCTGCAAAGCATGTTGCAGAAGATATCACGCGCAAGTGCTTGGGAAGCATTCTCGGCAAGAAGACCGCCCCATAACTTAACTGGAACACGTTTTCCGTTCCGATTTATCAGAGCGACATAGTTAATTTTCCCGTTCTGTTTTACTGGTCGCAGCTTACCGTAGTCAAGGGATCGCCCACTTGGAAGGTCGATAGTGAGTGGGATCTGCTGGTCGTAAGAAACTGCTACGTCTGTTGTGTAGTCGCGCCAGAGTTTAGTGACGGATGTCATTTTTTTCCGATAGAGTTGGATGGCAGAAGTCGCGTCTTTCAAAGTCATTCCCGACATGATGGTAAACTTTTCCGCACCCGCGCCGTAGCCGCAGCCAAGAACCATTGCCTTTACGCGGTGGCGTAGCTTAGGATCATTCTCGCGGAGGCTGCCTTTGTCGCGACTCCACAGTCCGAAACGGATGGCGAAGGCTTCGTAGATGTCATCGCTCGCCTTGATCTCTGCCATCGTATCCTTATCGTTGGCTAGCCAACACAACGTGCGCACCTCAATTTGCGAAAGGTCAACGACAATGAGTTTTTTACCCGCAGGCGCTGTAATTAGACTACGCAGTTTCACTCCGAACAGTTCTTCTTTCGGTAGGTTTTGTAGATTCAGGTTTCCACCAGAACCGCTGAAGCGTCCAGTATGTGCCCCGAAATACATTAGCCCACCATAATAACGACCATCAGGCATTGTCGCAAACTGAAACGATTCGATTTTCTTCTTGAGCGAATTGATTCGCCGCCAGCTAATGACGGCGTTGACCCACGCATACTTCTTGCCGTTGATGCGCAACCACTCTTGGGCATCTGCGTCCGTTGCAGCAAGACTGTGCGGCGGCTCGATACCAACCTTACGGCACTGCTCGTCGAATGCTGGACGACTGAGCAGGGGTTTGTCGCCGAGCCACGGAATAGCTTCTTCAGCTTCGAAGAGTTTTACGTTGATAATTTCGATCTGTTTTTTCAACAGCTCAGTATCAATCGGAATGCCGCGCTGCATGGCTAACCTATTGACGGAACTGATAGTCCGTTCGGAGATTGGCCATTTTGGTGAGTAGTCTTGCCATAGGCGCAAGCAGAGTTCTGAGTCCTTCAAGGCATACTCGGAAACCTCTTTCTTAAACTCCTCCGTCATGTTCTCCCACCTTTTGTTGCTCATGTTGTCACGCGTCGATTTATCAACGGTGAGATTGTAAGCAGTGTCGGTAGCATTTTTCAGGGATCGTGGAAGTCCGCAGTATGCAGCCATATCCGCAGTGCAGTGCCATTCAGCAGCCTTTGCTTCAGGCCACCAGTTTTGGGTTACGCCATACAGGTAGAGGGTTTCGTCGAAGGACGCGTTGTGGGATATAACGACTTGTCCTTCAATGAGAGACCAATCGAAATCTTTTGGGTGCCCTACAAAAGTAAAGCCGTTGTCCGCGACAACAGAAACCATGTAGGCGTCGAAGTCGGGATGAGAAAAATAGCCCAGTGGGCCGAGTGTTTTAATCGAACACTCTTTTGAGTAATACGATTCAAAGTCAATAGCGTAGGTAGTCATATGTGGTATTTGTAATTCGAGCCAAAAATAGCCCGCACTGTGTTATGAAAATATCAGTGCGGGCTATAGGTTTCAGTCGCTGATTAATCAGTGACTATTTCGAATGGCAGTTCAAGCTGTTCCTCAGCAGGAATGACTTCCGCAAGGGTATCGCGGACGACAATCAATTTGTTAAGGTTCGACTGGATTTGCTCAAGCTGTCTTGAAAGATCAGAGATCATTCCACTCAGCATCGCTACTTCTACTTTTAGGATTTCGTTCTTTTCCATATAGTTTTTTGTTTTGTGTTTATGCTCCGAAGGAACGTGTGAACTCGATAGCCGCTTGGTCTGGCGCTTCTTGGCTGACGCTCAGAGACGGTGCATACCAAGAGTATTTACCCTTGGAGATTACTCCTGAGCTGAAGTTCCAGAGACGACCTTGGAGAGGCGTTGTCTTGTTGAAGGCTGCGAACGTAGCCAGACGTTTGAAAGTCTGACGGTAAGCATCCTTAGCTACGTTGATGCGACCCATTGCATATTGGAAATCACCAATAGGGAACGGATAAACTTCTTCGTTATTGACACCTTCTGGTTGTTTGAAGAGGAGAGTGATCTCCGCGAACTCAAGCATTCCATAATCCGATTCTGCAGCGATGCGGTCGGCATCTTCCCGTGAGTAGGCAATCTTTGGAATGCCGTCGTCGTCGTAGGGGATGTCTTCGCGCCATCCTTTAAGGGCTGAGATGACCATCACTTGACGGACTTCTTCAGCTTCCTGAATGATGTGCTGCTTATCGATAACGACAGCCCCGATGGGTGCAGAGATGTCGCTAGTCTTCTGAACGATATTGATACGTGGGATATCGATATCGGCCGCGTCAATTGACAAACCGCTTTGGTTTGCAATTCCAGTATTGTGTTCCGTTAGGATAACTTCGGTTTCCATATTGTTAGTTTGGGTTTGGGGTTTAGTTTTGGTTTCTTGCTTCTTGTTTTTGGTTTCCATATTATTGGTTCTTGTTTCGTGTTTCTTGGTTATCGACTACGATTACTGAAGTGTATAGCGCGTGTCGGAGGTTTTGAGAATACCTGCGTTTTCACAGGCGTCAACAAATTCTTCAGAAATTTTTCCTTTTTCTCCTTTTTCAGCTTTGGAGGCAATCAGCTTGCTGATCTTTCCAATGGGAATCGTTGCATTTGCAAGGATTTCTTCCGCGTCAACTCCAAAGCCCATCGCGACTGTAATGAGTCCATCGTTGTCGGTAACAGTTCTTGTTGCCCCCATTGAGCGAAGGCGGAGGGTAGGGAATTGCATTCCATTCTTAGCATGAGCCATAATGCGTTCTTTAAAACGATCAGACCAGTTAGACACAATCTTAGAGATCGCCCACAATTCTTCAAGATCTGATGGGTCTTCGGTTTTATCGAAGTCAATATCAGGCAACTGTGGGTTTATCTTCTTAGCAACTTCAACAACAAGACCTCCCAATGCGGGGCAGTAGTCTTCGTGTCTGCAGAAGCGGCAGTTCTGTGTTGGTCGGCAGTCGCCGATTGTCGGCGTCCCGCTATCCCACATTGCGCGGACACGCTCGCCTTCTTTAATGATGTTGCTGAGTTCATCAATAAGTGGTTGGAGATCGCGACTGCGTTCGAAAGTGTGTGCCAGCGAAGCGCGGTGTTGCGGAACGTAGAATACGAACGTGATCTCATTTACTTCCTCAAACTTCTGGAATGCGCCAATGACGTATGCCTTTGCTTGCCAGTTCTTTTCGGGCGGGTCAATGAGGGAAATGCCCGTCTTGTAGTCAGCCATCACGGCACGGTCGCCGATTTGAATGAAGCGGTCGCAGGTTCCCCAAGTCTCGGTTCCGTTGAGTTTAATATGAACTTGGATCTCGTTGTGTTCGACACCACCTTCTGGGAAGTTCTTCATGAACTCCTTTTCCATTGCTACGATCTGTTCGTAGATTTCAAGTTCCTCTTCGTTATGCAAAGCGGATGGATCAAAGACTTCGAGAGCTTCGTGGATGCGCGTCCCCATTTCGGCGGCGGCGGATGAGCCATCCTTACCGTGGTAGCCAGCGCAGCCAGCGACATACTTGAGAGATGATGGCGAGAACTCCGCGTGTCCGCGTGAGCTATGGTCTGGTTGTTGTTTTTCAGTTATCATGATTCTTGTTTCGTGTGAAGTGTTTCCATAGCCTTGCGCTTTTTCTCAAGCGCAGTCAATACTTTTTCTTCAATAGTTTTTGAGGCGACTAGAACCCTTTGGATAGAAGGGCTTTTTGCATTAGCGCGGTGGATGCGGCCGAGTGTCTGGACATACTCCTTCACGTTAAACGTAGGCGAGATCAGACTCATGCGCGGATGCCCGCCGTGTTCGTCATGTAAAGATACGCCAACTCCACCAGCAGCGATGTTGCAGATGATCACGCGGGTTTGATTGGTCTGGAATCGCTGCACGTTATCTTCGCGAACCATAGCTGACTGACCACCAACAACGACTGATGCGTCGGGAAACGACGCCGCCAATGATTTGACTGTGTCCACGAAGTTGACAAACACAGCCACACTGTAGCCCTCTTCGAGAGCATCTCCTACCATGTCAATGATGTCGGGAACTTTTGCCGCTTCTGCAAGTTGTCGGGCGCGAAGAATCTCAACAAGAATGTGTGGGCTTGCACCGCCGCCTTCAAGGAAGGTGTCAACGATTTCAGGTGTGATGCCGTGCTGCTTGTAGAATTTAGCAATGTCGCTCAAGCCAGAAAATGCTAGTGGCTCTGTGATAATTTGGTTATCAGCAAAGGCCGCTGGCAAATCCGCTGGAGTGAGCTTAACGCAGTTCACGCCGTAGAGTTCTTTGTTGAGTTCGATCAACTTCAAGAGTGGACCAGATACCCAGTTGTGCCACGGGTCTTGCCTGCAACCGTAGCGCATCATCCAACTCGTCCAACTCTTCTTGTCACCGTCTGGCTTGTTCAGTGAGTGTTTGCCGAGAACATAACCCATAGACCGCATCTCTGTAGGGTCTTGACAGGCTGTTGCTGATAGAAGCAAGTTGTAGTATCCAGCTTGCCTTGCGGCGATAAGCATCTGGCTGTTCTGGGAATAAGCTGCTTTGCATTTATGGCACTCGTCCCAAATGATAAGCGTGTCGGTCGGAAGTTTCCAACGGTAGATTTTCTTACCAGCTTTGGTAAGATGTTCGTTACCGCGTTTGATCTTCTCGTAGTTGGTTACAAAGATCGGCGTGATGCCAACCTCTTTGAACTCGCGCTCCCATGACGGTATGACGATCTTCGGACAGACGACGGCGACTGGCACGCCTAACTCTAACGCAACTCTGGCTGCGATAACTGTCTTGCCGACTCCCGTATGAGAGCCGTCAAGTGCGCCTCTGTGCTGCTTGAGCGCGGCGATAAGGAAGTCAACGGATACCCGTTGCTTGTCAAATAGTGTTTTCATAGTTATTTAAAAGTGACACTTTTCGCAAGCCCAGCCCAAGTTCCATGTATAGATGAGCCCGCAACCGCACGCGCATTCCATTTCATATTCTTCTAGTAACTCATCCATTTGGACTCCAAATTCTTCAGCTTTGAATTCCGAACCGTGATGTGGGTTTGCAGGCTTCCTGTATCGGTCATCCTGTAACGTGTCGCAGTGCTGGGCATCCAGTAGGATGTTGCAGCTACAGGCTACATGAGCGATGTGCGAGATACCCGATTCAGGGTCCAAGTCTTCACCGTCACGCCACGCGTTGAGGTGGCGCATGATGGCTGCTACATACGTAGTCGCGCACACGCCTGTATCGCGCCAATTATAGGGCCCGTATTTTTCTGCACCCAACCTGTGAACCCACGCGGTCTGCTCCATAGCAAACGGCGGGATCAATGCTAGTGGTGTTTTTGTTGCGCCGATTGCGCCTTTAGGATCATTTGGTGTATTCATGGTTTGTTATTCGTTATTGTTTTATGAGAGCGAAGAAGCGCCCATACTGGGCGATCAGGAAAGCGTCCACGATACCATCGTGCGGGACGCGGCAGCGCGGAGAGGCTAGCCATTTTTCTTCTGGTTCGAATGCTTGTGCTTTCTCAAGGGCGACCTTTTTTGTTTGACCTTTGAGAACTTTGCCAAGCATCGCCTTCTGCCATTTGGCTACTTCGACAGGCTCGACGGTAAGGACGTGGGACTCGCACATGCCAAGAAGCTTGCCAAATGAGATGCCCATTGAGCGCATGGCTTGCGATGTCTTTGCGTGCTTGAGGGGTTCCTCAATCAGGATTCGGGAATCAGTATTCAGATCCATGATCCACCTATACACTTCGAGCGTATCGATCTCCCGCTTGCCCGCACGCCACATGCATGGCATTTCAATGTAGCTGATAACTCTACCAGAAAAAGCAGAGATAGCGCAGATGCCTCCGTCGAGTCCATTGTCGATTCCTATAATCATTCTTTGTTAGATTTAAGTTGGGTTACGTGGGCTTTTGCCGCAACAATAGCCGCAGCTTGAAGAGTTTTGTTTTGTTCAACACGTCTGCAAGCACTCATTACAGTAGCATGATTGCGGTTAAAAACTTTGCCGATGTCCGCGAAACTACATTCAAAGAATACGCGCATCAGAGACATAGCTACGTGTCTGGCGTTTACAATACGTGCTTCCCTAGACTTGCCTTTTATATCTTCGACAGAGACTCCAAATTGGTAGGCAGATGTTTCAAGTATAACTTTATATCTGGTCTCATCAAACATAGTATTTTTCATAAGTGTTTAACAGGATCAATAGAACTTTTGTTCACAATAATTCCGTCACCCCATTCAGGCACGTGGATGTCATAACCCTTTGTAAGCGACTGCAAGAAGAAAACTTCACGTGCTGTCTCGGGTATGACTCTATAGTATTCACCTTCTAACGTGACAATCTTAAAGGTAAAGTCGTTAAACACCACACTGTCTATGCGGACTAGCGTCGGTGGGTTTTGCTCGATTTTTATATTGTTAAACATAGTTATGATTCTGGTTCTGGTTCTACTTCTACATCAATGATTTCTGGTTTCATTTTGGAGATTGTTCCGTTGCCCCTGTCGGTCTTCGCGTTGTTCAGGATGCTAATGTCGATGCGCATGCTGCTAGCGCCACCGCCGTTCTTAGAATTCAATCCAAGGTTACGGCGAATTAACTGGTCTAGCTCTGACAATTCGCGAACCGACTTCGGCCCTTTCAAATTCTTCATCGAGTCGCGCAGTAACTTGATTCCAGCTGCCGCAATGTAGTGCTGATACTTGTCGGCTGGAGAAGCTTGTGACTCAGCGATCTCCATCATCTGCTCGTCCTCTACCGTGCGCGCCGCTTGCTTGGCAAGTCTGATCGCGTCGCCAGTGTAGTTGTCGAGATTGTCTTCGAGCGCCTCAGCATCCTCATCCGTGTCGTCCACGTATTTGATGTGTTCCTCAACTTGTTTAGGCAGTGGAGTGCCAGCGCGCCGTCTAGCAGGCAGACCAATCTTCTTGAACCAGCGACGGACAGTGCCAGCGTGCACGCCAAGCTCGCGGGCAATCGAATTGATCTTGTAATCTTTTGCATAAAGACCTAACGCCTTTTGCAGTAGCGGGTTGCTCGACGGCATATCGCTATTTTCTTCGTTTTCAAGTTCTTGCTCCATGAGATTGACGGTTCGTGTGTTAGGGGTTATGATGCGATTTAACCAGTATGGCAACAAAAATTGTAAAGAAAAGTAAAATTCTCGAACCGCGAATCGATCCAGTGACTAAACGCATGGACGTAGGTGGATTTCTTATTCCACCCACAAACCTTATAACAGCGCTGTTATATGGGTTTGCTAACCACACGAACCTGCGGGCGAAGGAGTTTTATTTCTGGCGTTGCTGTGACGAACTTTGGAACAACGCCGACATGCCAGAGCCGTTGATGGTGAGACATCCGTGGGCTGAGGAAATGATTTGGGCTGCGTTGAACAACAAGTATCTGGCAATCGGCGGGTCGGCTAGCTCGGGCAAATCCCACACGATGGCCGCATGGGGGCTGATTAACTGGTTGTCGGAGCCGCGAGACACTCTGGTGATGATGACCTCCACTTCTTTGCGTGAAGCCCGCCAGCGTATCTGGGGCTCCGTAATCGCGTTGTTGACCGTGATACCGTTCGCACCGTGCAAGATTCGGGATTCGATTGGGTCTATCGCTTACGTCGATGAGGGTGGGC